AATAAGTTAAGTGCTCCAAATGAAACAAGTGGTGTTCCCATTGCTGTTAAACCCCTACCTAAAGCACTTAAACTTTTAAATACTGAGTTACCTGAACTTAAATACATCATAGTTGGTATTGCTGGTATCAGGGTGATTAAACCAACTGAAGCTAATAATAAGTTAAGTGCTCCAAATGAAACAAGTGGTGTTCCCATTGCTGTTAAACCCCTACCTAAAGCACTTAAACTTTTAAATACTGAGTTACCTGAACTTAAATACATCATAGTTGGTATTGCTGGTACCATAGCTATTAAACCAATAGATGCTGGTATTAGGTTAAGTGCACCGAAGAGTACTTTTCCTGTCCCCATAGCTGTTAACCCTTTAGATAGATTTGTTAATGATTTACCAGTGTCACCACCTTTTTTTGGTGTTGTTGGTGTTTTTGGTGTTTTTGGTGTTGTTGGTGTTGTTGGTGTTGTTGGTGTTGTTGGTGTTGTTGGTGTTTGTTTATTAGGGGTTTGGATTTTTGAACTTTCATTACTTAGTGGGTTACTCGTTTCAGGGGATACCTTCTTTTTAAATGGGTTTAATTTACCCAACCCCTCTTTAACTGAACCTGAATCAAAACCCTTTCTTAACTGAACACCACTATACACCCATTTAGCTGCGTTGAATAAAGCTGCCCCACCTAATACTAAAGCACCTATAAGAGTTTTAAGTGAATTTGGCATATTGGATACCACATCAACAATACTAGTAATTAATGGTTTAACGATATTAAGAAATGGTAATAAAAATTCGGCAGCTAAAGCTTTTAATTGATTTTGTAACCCTTTAAATGATTCATCAAATGTTTGACTTTGTTCAGCTAAAACCTTGTTAGATTCTTTAGCTTCCTGCATTTCTTTAACCATGTTACTATTCATATCTTGTAAAGCTCGTGTTTGGGTTACACCGTCTTTATCCATAAACTGTATTTGAGCTACACCTTTTTCACTAAATTCAGCCATACCAGATAGTAATTCTTTATCTTTAGGTGACATTGACCCTAACATATCACCAAACATATCTATTTTAGCTGTCTGTTTAGCTGTCTCAACCAACTCTTCAAAAGGCATCCCTAAAGCTGATGCAGCTTCTCTCATCCTATCAAGTTCAAGGGCATTCATATCCCAACTTTGTGTTTCAGCATTCCATTCAGCTGAAGAAGACACCGCTTTAGATAATGATTTAGCTAATTCCTCAGGTGCGTACCTAGCTTGATACATTAATTGAAACGGGTCACCAAGTTGTGATAATGAGCCACCTAACATTTGTAGATTTGCGGCAGCTTCAATAGCACCTTCGGGTCTAAACACCTTCTCAGATACAGACGCAACTGACTCCATACTAATTTTATATTTTTCTGAATAAGCAGCCATACTAGCCATACCTTTCACACCACCCTTAAATTCTAACTTATTTAATAACTTTAAATTTTGTTGGAATTTCTTTACAACCTTACCAGCGTTAACACCTTGTGCGGCCGCAATATCCCTAACATCTCTGACAACCTCTAATGACTTTTCAGCTCCCATACCAAAAGCCTCCATTTCACCTGTTAATGTAGACATCTCACCAACTGTCATATTTAAGGCTCTAGATAATTCAACAGTTGTCCTTAACGCTTGACCACTAAGTAAAGATGCCCTACCCGTTTCATTAGCGTAGGCACCTTGTGCTTCAACTAACTGTTCAGTTGTGACATTAAGTCCCTCTGCCACCATTGAGGCATCAGACATGTTACTTCTAAGTACCGCCATCTGATTAGCTCCTAGACCCATTGAAGCTGACGTACTTCTGATAGCTTTATCAACAGTTTGAGACTTTTCGTATATACTTGAAAAACTTGGTATTAATTTTGATTTTAATTCATTACCAACAGCTCGTAAACCTTGTAATATTCCAGTTGTACTTTTATTTATTGCCCTTAATTGTTCAGCTTGTTTTCTATAATCAGCTATACTGTTTAGACGTTGTTTTTCTTCGTCACTCCCTATTTTATATTTTTGTTTTTCTAAATCAACTATTTCGGATTCAAGAGCCTTAAGTAATTTAGTGTTTTCTAAAAGTTGTTTTTTTGATTCAATATAACTAGATAATCCTTTACGATTTCTTTCTTGTGCATCAGCTATTTGATTTTGTATCTTTAAATACTCTAACGCGGATTTTTTATCACTACCGAAATTTTCTGACATGTTTATCTTATTTTAAAATTACTTAGTTCAGCTGTAAAGTCTTTATGTATGGATTCATTACCACTAACTTTTTTCCCTATGGTTATTTTACCTGAGTAACCCTTATCACTTTTAGCAGCTATAATCCAATCAGCGTCATCACCAATTAAAACCATAGCTTCGGTATCACCAGCGGTAAAACCATTTGGCCATACAAGTATAACTGATTTATCGTTTTGTTTGGACTTTTTAACATCTAAACCAACGGTTAGTAAACTTTGAATATTATTTGATACATTACTTGTCCACCAACTCATTTCACTATCCTTAGGTGGTGTCCCAACATTTATTCTACCAGTGGCGATACCTTTAATCTCAGTTTTTTGTTTTTTATCTTTCACACCACCCTCACCAAAACCTAGTTTAATACTCCCTAATTTAAGTATCCCAACATATGGTTTTTTTGTCTCATCACCTTCTTCTCTAATTAGAGATTCGGATTTAACACCCCTACTTGCTTTAATAACAGCATCTTTATCGTAGGTAAGTTGAGTACCCTTAAGTTTTGAATACATCATACTTAACATTTCAATAAATTGGGGTAGGTTCTTAAGGAATAATTTTTCTTGAAATCCTGCTAAATCAGCTAAATCACCTAACTTTCCTTCTGATAATAATTGACTAACCACATTTTTGGTAATTGATTCGGTGGATATTTTACTCTCATTTTCTCGACCAAATTTGAATTGTGGGAAGGTGGTATTTAAATCTTTAAAAAACCCAGCTATATTTTTTCTTGTGTTTCGAACCCATTTAACTTTAGCTTTAACGTCATTAGAAACAACAACTTTACCTAACCAATTTTCTTTAGAAACCTTACTTTTAAAATTACCGTTTTTAACAAATTCTTCATAAAGTCTTTCTAAATATTTTCCTCGGTCAAAATCACCACCACCTATTGCGGCATCAAAAAACCTTGTTGGTATATTTGTACCATCTTTTAAATTTAACTTGGACCACAAGTCTTGTCCATTGGGTGTAAATGTTTTTGATAGGTGTATTAATTGTGTATCTCTATTATTTTTTAAAAAATCCTTAGGTGATGGAACGTTAACTGACAATTCTTCTTCTTCTTCTTCCTTTTCGTTAGTCCCATCATCTTCTTCACCCTCATCACCAGATTCTGTGGGGTCATATGACCCACCTAGGATTACTTTGTATTCTCTACCATCAGTTAAAGCTCGTACCGATTTATCCGTACTCGGGAGATTTATATCTAAATCATCATTATCGAATGTAACCACCCAACCATTATCTAAATCTAAAACAACTGTTTGTCGTTCTTGGGATAATGATGTGTTATATTTAGCTCGACCATTAAAATTAGCAAACTCATCAAAAATTTCTTTTTCAGATGGTGGTAGGTTGTTATCAAAACCACCCCTACCAAGTTGTCTAACTTTAAAGGACATAGCAAAACCCATGACTTTTAGTTGGTCTAGTGTGTAAATACTATCTAACTCAGCTGGTCTAACACCCATGTTAGATAAATTTGATTTAATTTTATCAATTAACATTTCAGCTTTAGCACTGGTATTAGCTGTTTCGTTGTCAGTGACATTTTTTTCATTAGCTATATCAGTAGCGTCATAGTCCTCACTTAGTAGTTTATTTAAAATATTTTTAATTAGAAATGTTCGTTTAGACATATTTTACTTTATTAATAAATATTACACTACTTGTTTTAACGACGACCTTTATTGGCTTTATCATTTTGTTTTTTACGTTCCTCTAATTCTTTTTGCCAATAGTCAAGATAAAGTCTCCTTTCATATATGGGCATTATTTGAATAGACTCATAAGAAAATCTCATATGTTTAACCAAATAATAAATTTCTTGTGTTAGATTTAACTTATATTCCGGCGTTAGGCCAAAAAAAGTTGAGTCCAATTTGAACTGTAACGGGAAACGTTTCACCAGATGGACCCTCCACTTCCACCTCCATGTCAATACCAGGTTCAATAGAATCAGAATATTCCCTGAATTTTAATGAATCGAAAGCTGGCATAAACTGTAGATATTGTGATATGTAACTTTTATCTTGATTACCATCTATTGATATAATCTGTGCTTCCAATCTATATGTTAACGTATTTGAAATCTGTGATTTAAATTTTTTGTCACGTATTTCAGATTGTTTAATAATTGACGATTCATCACCAACGGTTAGTAATTTAAATTTAATTTTTTTCTTACTTCTAGGTAATTCAAAATCGAAAAGACCATTTTCATCAGGTTCAGCACCTAATGGTTTTGTTTTTAAATCATTTAAATCAACATCATACTCAAATTCTTCACCAGTATTTGGGTCCATTAATTTAACTGGGTACATTTCACCATAACCAGTTGCCCTTAACCAAATCATAATAGCGTTTCTATCACCTACTAATAAATTACCGATAGGCATTGGTAAATCTTTTATTTTTCGTTCAAGTAATACATCTAAAACTTTCCCATTCTTGATTAAGTTAGGTGATGTTAGTATATTTTCATCAGCAGCTGTTAAGTATTGTACTTTAACTGTGTTATTTTTACCTGGATATAATAATCCTTTAGAAGGTATTTCGATTACATCGAAAGGTACTTCAAATTCTGTTTGTTGATTGTTTTCAGTAGACATTTAAAACTATTTTAATTATTATTATTATTATTATTACACTACAAGTATAAAAGTGACTTATAATTTGTAAAGTATTACTTATAAATAACTACATGTTCATTTTTTATTAAAACAATTTTATATTTATAGACAATAATATACTAAAAACACTGAACTATGAATTTACAATACTTCCTAGAGAATAAAAATGGGTCTAGATTAAAACCGAAATCATTAAAAAAGGAGAACATAACATTATATAATAACATATTAGAATATAATGTAGGTAATGGTTTTAATGATTTACCGTTTAATGAACAAGTGTGGTTCTACATTAATAGGTGTGACACAAAACCCGAATGTGGTGTGTGTGGTGGGGAAACAAAGTTTGAACGAGTGAGTACTGGGTATCGTAGTTATTGTTCTGTTAAATGTAAATCCATATCTAAAACAGTAAAAGATAAAACAATAAACACATTTAATGAGAAATATGGTGGACACCCAATGAAAAACGATACCATTAAAGATAAAATAAAGAAAACTAACATGGATAGATATGGTCATGAATCTCATTTAAGTTCTGAAATCATAAAATCTAAAATAGAATCAACCAACCTAATTAAATATGGTGTTAAACGACCATTAGAATCAAAAACCATCCAAGATAAAAGTCGTAACACTATGATTGATAGACATGGTGTTGAACATGGTTTACAATCAGATGATATACACAAAAAAACCACAGAGTCATTAATAAAGAATAATGATTGGGGTGTTTTTTATGGTAAAATACAGGACACTAAGAAATTGTTATATGGTGATAAAAACTATAATAACACGGAGAAAAATAAAGAAACGTGTTTAGAGAAATATGGTGTTAATAGTGTCTTAAAAAACCCTGACATACGAAATAGAATCGGTGATACAAAATTGAGGGGCAGTGTCAGTGGATATAGGTTTGGTGGTAATATAGAAATTGTTTCACATGACAGTGACACATGTTGTGTTTATTGTAAAGTGTGTGGTATGGAAACTGAGACACCGAGACATTTTATGGTGATGAGGGGTTATAGGGGAAACAACATGTGTCTCGAATGTAACCCTAAAGGTAAATTTAATTCAGAAAATGGGTTAACACATTTTATTACTGAGGAATATGTTCAGAACGATAGAACTGTATTAGATGGGTTAGAGATTGACATCTTAATACCTAACAAAAAAATGGGTATAGAGTATGATGGTGTTTATTGGCACAATGAACTATATGTGGATAAAAAATATCACCTAAATAAAACCGAATTAGCTAAACAAAAGGGGTATGATTTAATACACGTATTCGAGGATGAATGGGTTAATAAGGAACCTATTGTTAAATCTATCATTAACAATAGGTTAGGTAATACACTTGATAGGGTTTATGGTAGGAAATGTGTCATTAAAGAAATTAACCCTAATGTGGCAAAACAATTTCTAATAGATAACCACATACAAGGGAACGTTAATTCTAAAATTAAATTAGGTCTGTATCATGTTAATGAGTTGGTATCGGTTATGACCTTTGGTGGTAATAGGGTAGCTTTAGGTTCTAAAAATAGGGAAGGTGAATGGGAAATGTTACGATTTTGTAATAAACTGAATACCTCGGTTATTGGTGGTGCATCAAAATTATTCAAGTACTTCATTAAAACATATGAACCACAAAAAATAACAACATACGCTGATAGACGATACTTTAATGGTGGATTATATGAAAATTTGGGTTTTATGTTCTTAACAAACACTACCCCAAACTACCACTACGTAATTAATGGTAAAAGACACCACAGGTATAAATTTAGAAAAGATGTTTTGGTTTCGGATGGTTATGATAAAAATAAAACGGAACACCAAATCATGTTAGAACGTAAGATATACAGAATATACGATTGTGGTAATAGTAAATGGGAATGGGTTATTTAGAATAAATATTGATTTATTCTTTGCCAATCATTATTTTATACATATATTTGTTAAAACATTAATATTATAAACATGGAAAAGAATAAATTAGAAAGGTTAACAGAAATTTTATCGGTACCATCTTACTCAGGTGAGGAAGATAGAATGATTAAGTATCTAAAAGGTGTTTTGGATTCTAAGGGTTATAAATACACTGTCGATAAACAAGAGAACATTTATATCACTAAAGGTGTTTCTGAAGCTTACCCACTTTTTGTGGCACACACAGACACAGTACATAGGGTCAACGAGAACCTACGAATTAAAGAATACGTACACAACGATAATATACACGTAGATAAGTTAGCCTTGACTGGTTATGACATGGAAACAAATAAACCATCAGGTTGTGGTGGTGATGATAAGTGTGGTATTTATTTAGCGTTAGAAATGTTAGACACACTTGAAAATGTTAAAGTGGCTTTATTTATTTCAGAAGAAATTGGTTGTATTGGTTCAAGAGGAGCTGTTAAAACTAACCCTGAATTTTTTAGTAATGTTGGTTACGCTATTCAATATGATTCACCTGAGGGTAACTCATTAAGTTCGACTTTAATGGGTGAATATCTATTTGAGGGTTCAAGTGTGTTTACAGATAAAGTTGGTGGTCTAATTAGAGAACACGGGATTACTAAATGGGAAAGACATCCATTCACTGATGTTTATTCTTTAATGGAAGAATTTGACTTTTGTTGTCTTAATTTGGCAGCTGGTTATTATAAATACCACACTAATAATGAATATGTGATAGTTGACGATGTTCAGAATGGTTACGACCTAGGGTTAAAATTATTTGAGGTGTTGGGTGAAAATAAATATGTTAGACCTAAAGTGAAAAAATGGGAACCAATACATAGTCATCAATCTAGTGGACCCGTTGTAATTGTTGAAGAACATAAACCAATCACAGAAGAGGAAGTTGTTAAGATGGGAATATTACAAAATAAACCATTATTGGAGTGGTCAGAAAGTGAGTGGGATTTCTATAACGACTTTTTAGACCGGTCTGATTTAGAAGACGAGGAAAAAGACAATGATTTTTTCTCACAGTGGAATTAAAAAAAAGGGGACATTAGTTGGTCCCCTTTTTGATTTTTAAATACCTTGGTCTGGATACCAATCGTAATTGTCGTCGTACTCATTTGGGTCTTCCATTTTCTATTGGTTTTATTAATAAGTATCACAACAAAATGGTTAGTTGTTCCTTAACCCATTCGGGTCTTTCACATGTTTCACATTTGTATTGCATAATTTATCCCCTTTGTATATAAAACCACACATAAAGGGGACAAAGTAAATATTTGATGAAGTAATTTTAAAATACGTGAATTGCTCTATCAAATCTAAGTGAAGCTGTGATATCAGCGATATCCTCAGAACTATAATCAAGGTCACCAAATCCTACATTACCTAACATAGTACTTTGTAAAATCCATTTCTCAATTACAACACCTGTTGGGTCTAAAAGTTCTAACTCAACGTCTTTTTTATAACCAGCTGCATATCCTTGTCTACCCGTTACAGATTCAGAATGTAATCTTACCCACTCCATTAAGGCTTGTGCTGCTGAAGGTCCAATAGGGTCTCTAAAAGTTACATCTATCGGGTCCCAAGTAAATCTTCCCAATACCCATGTTGATGTGTTTAGGAACGGTATTTCCGTTTCACCCTGAGATATTGATGGTCTAGAACCTGAAGATACGAACCATTCCTGAATCCCAAGTGGGGAAGGGAATCTGAATATAAATCTATTCTTTTTCTTTGGTTCGTAAGGAATAGGCATTCGCATTAATAAATCTGACATAATTATTGTTTTTTATATATTTATTATTATATTAGTAACTGGTCTTAACCACATTACAATTATAAATATCTAAGAATGGAAAAAAAAATTAATATCCACACATTTTTTATTACTGACAATAAGTCGGGGTGGAAAACACGTGCTGATAGATTAAAAAAAAAAGAACCAAAATTATATAATGATGTTTTAGAGTTTACTAAAGGTGACCAACTAATGTACCTACCATTTAAGGTTAGAGTGTGGCATTTCATACATAATGAACCCAACATACCAAAATGTCCACAATGTGATGTGGAATTAAAATTTAAAAGAAGTATATCAGAAGGGTATGGTAAATATTGTTCAATTAATTGTACAAACAAACACGGGGACCACGTTAATCAAGTTAGGGATAAGTGGAGGGTAAACGAAGTGGAGATATTATCTAAAATAAAAAAAACAAATCAAGAAAGGTATGGTGTAGATAACACATGGAAACGTTTAGATATGGTGGCTGATGGTTTTATTCGGAATCATGGGGTTAACCACGTATCAAAAGTCGATGGTGTTTTAGAACGTAGAGGGGAAACAAATATTAAGTTACGTGGTTATCTAAATAACCTATCTGACCCATTAATTTTGGATAAATCGTTTAAGGTTAGACGAGATGAATTTCTTCATAAATATGAAAATCACACTTTTATAACACACACTGGTAACACATTATCAATATTGTGTAATGTGGTTGGACACACTTATGAAATTAATAGGACACTATTTAGGTATCGTAATGGGGTTAATGTAAACCCGTGTACCAAATGTAACCCAGTAGATGATTCGGTATCAATACAAGAAAAAGAGTTACAAGATTTTGTATTAACATTAGTTGATGAAATTAAATGTAACGATAGGGAAACAATAAAACCAAAAGAGTTAGATATTTTAATACATGAATATAACTTAGCTATTGAATTTAATGGGTTATTTTGGCATTCCGAAAAATTTATTCCAAGTGATTACCACATAAATAAAACAATGGATTGTGAAAGTTTGGGTATTGATTTAATTCATGTGTTTGAAGATGAGTGGGTTAATAATAAAGACATAGTTAAATCCATAATACAAAATAGGTTAGGTTTAAGTACTAACACCATTTACGCTAGAAAAACCGTGATAAAAGAAATTAGTGGTAAGGATTATAAAAATTTTTGTAATAATAACCATATACAGGGTCATGTTAATGCTAGTGTGAAACTTGGTTTGTATTGTAGTGATGTGTTAGTGTCTGTAATGAGTTTTGGTGGGTTAAGGCGGTCATTAGGGTCACACAGTAAAAAAGGTTCGTTCGAGATGTTACGTTTCTGTAATAAATTAAACACAAACATAGTTGGAGGTGCTTCCAAACTATTCAAGTATTTTATTAAAACATATAATCCAAATGAGATAATATCCTTTTCAGATAATAGATATTTTAATGGGGGTTTATATGAACAATTAGGTTTTAGGTATGAGAAAAAAACAACACCTAACTATTACTACATAACAGATAAATTAAAACGTGAAAATAGATTCAAATACCGTAAAGATGTGTTAGTTAAGTGTGGGTATGATTCAAATAAGACTGAACGACAAATAATGGTGGATAGAGGTATTAATCGTATATATGACTGTGGAAATAAGAAATGGGTTTGGTTGTCTTAACACATTATTTACTTTTATTTCGTATAATTTATTTGACTAATCGATTTACTATTATTATGTTTGTAAGGAGTTAATTAATTAAATAAAAATATATGAATAACGAATTTAATCATTACGCAAAAAAACATTTAGGAATCCACGATTCAATCATCCATGGGTATCAAAGTTTAAGAGCTGAACTACCTATGGTAATTGAGGCGTCAGTAACCCCAACCATTATTGAGGAGAGAAAATTAAATGTGGTAGCTATGTCAGTTTTTGACCGATTAATGATGGATAGAATATTGTGGGTAGCTGGACCAGTCGATGACAGAATGTCAATCATCGTTCAAGCTCAGTTACTTTTCTTGTCCGACCAAGACCCTAAAAAGGCGATAACAATGCATATTGACTCACCAGGTGGTTCAGTTAAAGCTGGGTTATCAATGGTAGATAGTATGGAATTATGTAAAGCACCTATTCAAACAATCAACACGGGGATGGCGGCATCCATGGGTTCTGTATTGTTAGGAGCTGGAACTAAGGGGATGAGAAGTTCGTTAAGACACTCACGAACGATGTTACACCAATCTAGTGGTGGTGTTCAGGGTAATATTCAAGATGCTGAAATCACATGGAAGGAATGGAAAAAAGTTAATAAGGAATTATTTGTTTTATTAGGTGAGTATTCAGGTAAGTCTTGGGAAGAGGTTGCTAATGACGCTTCAAGAGATTTATGGTTAAACGCTGAGGAAGCCGTTACTTATGGAATTATCGATGAAGTGATTAGACCAACAAAGTAAGTGTAACAAACACAAAAAATGGGAGATAATTAATTATCTCCCATTTTTTTTTATTATTTAATTTAATTTAACTAACCACTGTCTCAAGGTCATATTCAACAGGACCTATTCTATAAGAGTTAAGTATTGTATCATCACTGTGACTAAAATCAACCATCACCCACCAACCATCATCATTATCATTTATATATGGGTATCCAACAATTGTACCCGTAAGTCCAGGGGCTTGTTTATGATATTTAGAACGTTGGGCTAGTTTAACTTTGGTACCTAGGTCAGCATTTTTATTATTAACTGTTTCCTCAAATGGTGTATCAGTAATCCATTGAAAGTCATTCTCTTTTAGTATTTTTTTAATTAAATTTTTCATAAGTGTTTTTTAATTTACCATTTAGTCAAAGGTATATTGATACCCATATATCTTTTTAATTTACCATTTATCCACGCATCATAGTTATCACCAATGTAATACCTTGCAACACCGTTTGGTCCTCTTTCAGTTTTAACAATTCCAGAATCCTTTATCGACCCAAAAAAATGTGTGTTATTACCACTTTTATTTTGTCGACCAAGAACTTGGGTGTAAAAATCTCTTTTAGTCCCACCCTCATTTTGATAAACCCAATCGATAAATTTTTTTGTTAATGTGTTTTCTCTTGGTGGGTATGTAAATTTAAAAGTCGAAGAAGAATTCTCAGGTACCCAATATGTGATATCCTCATTATATTTGTGTTTAAATTTTTCGTTCGGTTGGTGTTTGTCGGCCAATAATTTTAGAACCTCATCCTTGGTTACACCATGTCTATTCATTAATGTTTGTTTTATTGCGTATGGGTTTGATTTATCTATATCACCCAAATGGGACATTAAAAAATCATGTCTATCAGATTTGATGGCATCTTCAACCCATTCAAAATCACTTTCTTTTAATATTTTTTTTATTAAACTTCTCATTAACTTCTTTGTATAACTAATTTTTTATTACCACCTTCGGATGTATCATAAACAACGAAGTGGATTTGTGGATACATGTGTCTTAGTTCATTCTGTATAAACTCTTCTGATGCCCTAACGTTCCTAATATCATCATCAGAGAACCCAATGGAAACTTTTGAATAATACCCTTGGTCAACTAATTTTTGTACGTTACGTATCACTTTTTTAGTGAAATGTTCTATAGCAACTTTTTTAGAGTGTTCGGGGTTAGCAGCTCCACCTGATGTATCCAAACCGAACCTTTTTCCGAATTCTTCAGAGGATACAGGGTAATACTCACCAAACTCTTCCAAATACAAATCGATAATTTGGTCACTGTTTAATCTACCAGCTTTTAAACTTCGATAACCCTGAACATCTTGTGGTATATTTTTACGAACATTATTTACCATAATTTCTTCTTCTTCATCAGATAAGACCAAATCAATGAAAATTTTAACACCTTGTTTAAGTGCTTCAGGTTTATGACCCCTTGCTGTATTAATAGCAAATCTATTACCATAGATTAACGATTCCTTAAATTTTTCGAAACTTGGTGCATACTTTTTATCTCTAATAGCTTCAACAGTGTCATCTAAAAATGAATTAGTTAATCGGAAGTCTTCAAAAGCAACATTTGGGTCTTCGTTTCTTAATCGATAATTCGGACTTGTTCTTATTTGTGCAAACTCTTCTGTTGACACATCAATCGGTGACCATTTACCACCAATTTGTTTATCCATCTTTATCTTAGTTGGCATAAATAAGATATTATCATCCCAATCAAATATGTATGACCTATTAACAACCTCATTAAGGTGTTTTTTAATAGTTTCATATTGTGACTCTTTAATAACTAATTTTTTCATAAGAATTCTTTTTTCTATAAATATACGAAATATATGTTTAAAAATTTGTTTTATCGATAAAAAGTTACTATATTAGATGAGGTTATGTGTTAATAGTTAATAATATAAAATCATGGTAGTTAGAATTAAAATAAATAAATTAACATTAGATGTTGAAATGTTTCATAAACTTTCATATAAATTGGATAGTACTTGTGAATTGTTTAACTATAATATGAATAATCACCTAATTTTTGAGGAAGGTGATACACATGATTTTATATATGTTATTGGTGAATCCTCGATAGTGTCCGCAGTTAAAGACACTCTTGAATCTGAGGGGTACACAATATTTGATAAAAAAGATGTAACAAGTTCATTTACTAATTTAATGTTAAGTAGTGATACTGACGACTTATTATCTCAGTTTTCAATTCACGATGACTTTGTTGATGAGTTTTCAGAACTTGTGAATAATTTTATTAATGTATATGTCACTAAAGATATGATTTTAGATAAGATTATTGAACATGGTGTGGGTAGTTTAAATGAAAAAGAATTAGGTGTATTGAAGGCATAAAAAAAGGATACAATAAATTGTATCCTTTTTAAATAGTTATTTTTTGTGTTATGAAGCCATACCAACGTTACCACCTGAACCTTGACCACTGTATTGTGTAGAGTCAACAAAATATCCTTGTGAACCATCAGGAGCGGTTGCATTAACATCCCATGTTTGGTAAGCTGTACCAGGGTTATAACCTAAGAATATTAAAAATTTTGTTTTTTGTTCCTTACTTTTTAAAGAATTATGAACTTTTATTTTACTTGGGTTTTTCTTTGCGAATTCAATTCCTTTTTCACGAGCTTCTTCATCACTTTTAGGTTTTCTACTAAATATACCTTCTGCCATACCAGCGTTACCACCTGAACCTTGACCACTGTATTGTGTAGAGTCAACAAAATATCCTTGTGAACCATCAGGAGCGGTTGCATTAACATCCCATGTTTGGTAAGCTGTACCAGGGTTATAACCTAAGAATATTAAAAATTTTGTTTTTTGTTCCTTACTTTTTAGCAGATTATGAACTTTTATTTTACTTGGGTTTTTCTTTGCGAATTCAATTCCTTTTTCACGAGCTTCTTCATCACTTTTAGGTTTTCTACTAAATATACCTTCTTCTAAGTTTTCAGATACCGAACCACTTATATGTTTTTTAACATCTCTAGGTTGTGTCTTTTTTTCTTTTTTACTACCTGGGTTAACTTCACTAGCTTTTGGTGTGTTTTGTCTTTCATCTACCATGTCACCACTTACAGAACCACTTACATGTTTCTTAGCTTCAGCTGAATGTTTCTTTGCGTCATTACGACCAAAATCCTTCTTAGGTGGTGTTCCACCACTATTAGGTCTTTTTTCAACCATAACTCCACCTTCGGAACCATTTAAGTGTTTTGTTGCTTCAGAAGCTGCAGCTTCTGTTACGAAGTTTTCAACCAACTTCTCAACTTGTTCTTTTGTTACTTTGTATCTTGTTGCCATTTTTTTTATGTATTAGTATTTGTAGTTAATTATTTTATTGAATGAGGCTAAATCTTTTTTAAGGTTTTCACTAATTATATTATGTTTAGACGCTTGGTTAGCTAATCTGTTTGTTGATTCATTGACAGGGTCAATACCATTATCAACATCTAACACATCTAATGAATCGATACCTAAATATTGTGCTGCTTCTACTCGTGATACATCGTAATCATTGTCTTTATAACAATTACCACCAACACAAGCAACTTTTTTATCACCATTTTTGTAAATAACAATCTGTCCAAACTTATCAACAAATTGGTCGTACTGTGCTTTTTCATCTTTTGTTATTAGACTCCATAGTGTACCCTTACCCATATCCATCATTTCCTCATGAGAATTAACCACATGTCTAACAACGTTTTCATCAAGTTCTTTATCATTACCTTTTCTAAGTTTTTTAAAGTCTGTCGCGTCAATCTTACCATTACTATTTACATCTAACTTACCTTGTTTACCAGTTAATTTTTCTTCTTTTAACAAACCAGCTTCTCTCATTGTAGATTCAATAAGGTTAGTGATGTCACCTTTTTTTATAATTTTACCCATAGTTGTCTTTTGTATAATAAATATGTTATAATTCTAGAAAAAACCCATGGTCTTCCAACCACGGGTTAATTGTTATTTTATTTTAGATGTTATCAAATGATGCACCTGTTGGGGTTACATTAAATTCAACCTCGATGAACTCCAATGTTGGAATTGGTTTCAAGAAGATTTTACCCCTCATTTCATTTCTATCTATTTCCTCAGGGTCATCAGAAAGTACTACTCTAAAGTCAACAAGACCTCTTTCTTTTCTAATGTTATCCATAATTGGGTTAACTAAATTTAAGAATTGACTTCTTACGATTTGGTCGTTTTGTTCGAACAATAATCTTACCGCTACAGCTGACACTAATTTACGTGCTTGTAACAACAATCTTCTTATGTTAATTCTATCTAACAATGAATCTTTAACTTGTAGGTTTTTATTACCCCAAATGATTGTACCTTCGTCAGAGAAATAAGCCATTGGATTAATTCTACCTTCGTATAATGTATCCCTATCATCCTCAGTTAATTTAACTCTTGGTTGAATAGCTTTAGTAAGACCTCTTGAATAACCAGCAACAGCGAACCATGGAAAAGCAACGTTGTCTGTTAAGGCAATGTTTCTTACCACTTCTAATGTTGGTGGTAACCAAACATTAACTGTGTTTTCAGAATCTCTCTCTTGTATCCATGGCCAATATGTACATGTGTAGTTTGAGTCGATGTCAGCTATATCTAATAAATCAACCATATCCGTTGTTGATGAGATGTCAGATGTTGAGAACCCTAATCCAGTTGTACTTGACGTATTGTTATAAGTAACACCTTCCGAGGTTGTACAAACATATAATGAATCAGCTCTATCTTCTTCAATTAAATCAATAGCTTCATTTACTAAACCTAAGTTATCGGTGTAATCAATACCTGGTGTTGCGAATATATTAATATTAACCGATTCAGGGTTTCTAAATGTATCTAAACCATCAAGGTAAGCGTAATAATCAGATGTACCCTCAGTTGAAGTAATTAACTTAAATTGTCCGTCATTTGTTCCAGCTATATAACCAGGTTTACCAACTTTATATTTATCAGTGTTTGTTCTAGATGTTCTGTAACAATCCCAACCATCCCATCCTAGTTGCATTGCTAGGGTGAATTTTCTTGCGGATATTGATTCGTAATCAGTTCCTTCAATTCCAGCTTCACTTCTAAATTCAAGACTACCAACGGCGTAATTACCAGCGACAGTAGCTCCAGAATCCATATGGAAACCTTTAGTTGTTGCCGACCATTGACTAGGTGAATTATCGTTAGTATAACCTTTCCAATTAAATAATGTTTGGTCAATACCTGTTGTATCTGAAATACCTAGGTATACTTTTTTAATTCTTTCGTTTGTTGGGTTGTAAGTTGTTTTGTAATCGATGTATGGTGCTTGAATAGAACCAGGGTAATCTCTTACAATAAATCCTTCATAACCAGATGGGAACATATCAATTGAAGCGTTCTCATTAACAACAGCCATAACATATTTACTTCTTAATACGTTTTCACCATCAGCGGTACCAATTCTTCTAGCGATGTAGTTGTTAGAAGTTATGTCCATGTTACATTTACTAAATCTTTCTAATATTGTTGGTCTAGCATCTAAATCATTAAATTCTCTTACAACAACGTCAAATGATTTATCACTTGGTCTAATGTTTTGTATAGATACTTTAATTTCTTTATTAGCTGATGAACCATCTGAAATAGATATTAATTTAAAAAGTTTTTGAACTTCAGAACCACGTAACTCAGAAACTATCCACGGTGTTTCAGGTGTTTGGTATCCTTGTTTGTAATTTTCAAAGTTATTTGTTTGTGTAACAGAACCATTGATACCTAAAATGTATTTATTAGAAATCATATCCTCTAACATTTCAGGATAAATTTCTTCAACAAACACACCAGTTGATTTATCTTGACAAGATACACCAAATACACCAGATATGTAATTACTTGATGTTGAATCTAATGATACCGTATATTCTGTTGTAACTGACGTTGCTGATGTCGTTGCTGATAAAGTGAATGAGGCTAATGGGTTAGTTAATAATGATGTTGTGTTACCCATATTAAGACCCGTAGTCGGGTTAGTTCTAAATTTAAGTACATCACTAACGTGGTCAGCTCTTGACCTTAACATAGCAACCACTACATTGTTATACTCAGTGTAAGCTGTCGCTGTGTATGTAGTAACAGTACCACTAACAATACCAGAAGTTCCACCAGTTACACCTAATCCAATACCCATTGTTACTGATACACCAGTAAATGCTGTACCACTAGTTTTATCAAACACAATACCTTCTGGGTATGTAGTTACATCATTTGGGACAGCCACACCAGACGAAGTCGGTCCATTTGGAAATAGGCCTTCATCATATAGAAATTTAGCATCAGCGTTATCGAAGTTATTATAAGTTAACCCAGTAAATGATGCTGTAAAAGTTGATGATACCCCAGCTGATATAGTACTTGGGTCATAATTAGCTATTGTTGTTAACATCCACGCTGAACCAGCATCATAACCATTCAACCCTAAAATTCTTGTTACGAATAATTGGTTTGATTCAGTTAAGTAGTGTTTCGCGATGTAAGATAACTCATATCTTGGTTTATTGTTTGAATCCTTTTTTGCGTTTAACCCACCGAAGATTGCTGTGAACTCATCATATTTTGATATGAAGATTGGTTCGAAAGCTGGACCTTTCACGGTTTCACCCACAAGACCTAATGTTGTTACACCAACTTGTTGTGCAACAAAAGTTAAATCTGTTTCTGAAGTGAATACACCTGGTGATACGAATATTTTACCTGCCATTGATTTGTTTTTTTTTTAAGTAGTTATTTAATAATAAATATAATCGATAAACCCAAAAGAATTGTTATTGAGTAGAATACTCAATAATTAGTATGATAAGTTTCTACCTTTTGACATACTTATAAAGAAAACACTAATGAAAAGGATAAAAAACTTGAAAATAACACCAGCAACACATACGATTTTAAAAAAATATTGTGAAGAAAATGGGTTAAAGATGTTCGCTTTTGTTGAAAAGTTGATTAGGGACAAATGTATTGACCCCAAAGATATCTATAATGAGGATTAACTGTTTAGTCCGATAGTACCATCAAATATTAGTTTAGGTTTACGTCTACCAATTAATTCATATGATTTATAGAATTGTGATTTAGCTGATTCAAAACCTTCTTCCCACCATTCGGTCATTGTATCTTTATTGAAGATTAATGCATTGTTGGTTAATTTTCTAGGTGTATAATAAAAGTTAATCTTAACATCACCTTTTAATTCCGCTTTTAGATTAGCTAAACGAATGTCGTCACGAGATATTTCATTCATCATTAAATCCAACGAACGAAGTAAATAATGAAATGGGTTTCTAATTCTTTCAGGTGTTAATGAAGAAAATTCTTTTTTTAATACAATAACATCAATATCGGTTGCTCCTCTATTAATAGCCTCTTGTAGTGGAATACTTTCTAAAATACCACCATCTGCATAATCGTAACCACCCTTAGTGACAGGTTCCATAAACGGGGGTACTGTCGATGAAGCCAACATCCAATCACCAAAATCATTCCAACCATAATTATTAATTGATTTGTATTCGGTTTGTGCTAAAGTCATATTAGTAACACAGGATAAAACTTCTTTATTAGATGACTTTATGATTTCAAAATCACGTTCAGTCATGAATTCATTAATTAAATTCCTTAGGTTAGATGCGTCACCAAAAGCGTTTTTCCTTCTGAACACAACATTATATAACACATTAAGATAGTCAATACCAATTTTAGTTGACCCATTAACATCTTTTTTAATTTTAAATGGATTAATCTTAAATATTTTTTCTTGTGTCACATTTGTATATGCTTCCTTTAATTTATCTAATTCTTTTATAGCCAAAAAGGGAACCAATAAACTTCCAGTTGAAGTACCAATAAATAAATCATAGTCTCTGTGTTGTTCCTCAATAAGGTATTGTGCGACACCACCACCGAATGCCCCTTTACTACCACCACCTGAAACTACTAATGCTTTCATATTAACCCTCGGTATTTGTAATCTCCATGTATGATATTGATAAATCAATTGCGTTAGCGTTACCACTATTGGATTGTATGTAATCGTTATTATCTAAGGTAAAGGTCCCATCTAAAGCTTGGAAACTAGAACCTTGTGGGATTGTCACATTAAAAGCCATATGAAAAGTTTCAGTTGCTGACGTATCAACCCATGATAAATTAAATGATGTATCAGCACTAAATACATTAGTGGCGTGTATTGTCTTTATCAAGTGTTTTGTTGTGGTTGTTGCACTCAATATCGTGGTTAAATCCGTTACTAAATGTGTACCTGTGTTTAAATATTCCATAATCCTTTATTTATAAATATGTTATTGTACTCCATTTAGTATATCTATTATACCATTTTTATATGTTTCGTTATAATAAGATTTACTTGGAAACCCATCTTGGGTAAAAGAACCAACCCCATTTAACCAATCATAAATACCATCAACCCCATCTGAACTTAAATCCTCTATACCATATTTAATATATTTTTCATTTAACATTAATGTATTTACTGATAAATCAGAACCTTGGGTCAATGTTGTTCCGTTTATCCTACCTAATAAAAAATTAAACGAACTTGGAAATGAGTTTATCTTAGTAACAATGTAAACAGTAAACCCATCAGCAGAATTTAATAAAACATTACTTGGGCTTTCCAAATTATCATCAGCTTGAAAATCAACTGAAGGTAAAGAATTAAAATTACTATCACTAGATACATATACTGGTCTAGTAGAAACACCACTATCTGGTAAATTTAAACCATTACCACTTCTATCAACCCAACCACTAACATTACCAGTGTTTAATGTTATATATGAATCGTTTGCATCATACCAAGCTGTAGGTGTACCACCAGGTGATAAATCACCACTAGGTCTATACCTACCATCAACCCGTTCTAAAAAATGTTGTTCCCTAGATACAACACCCTTAGTGTTTCCAGTAATAGAACCAAACCTTTTATCCACATTAATAAAACCACTATTTCCCCTTATTTCCATTATCAATATATTTAATATAATCAACAGCGTCTAATTTAAAATCGAATTGACTATCGATGTAAGTTGTTTTAAATTTTATAGACCTATATAAATTACCTGTACGATAAAAGCCATCATTTTTAGTGAAGGCTTTTAACATAAGGCTTAATTTTTTATTAAATTCGTGTATTGTCATTATATTTTATACTTTATTTAGTTTTTAGTTATTCTTTCTATCCATATTGAAACCAATGATGATTCACCCGTATTGTAAACAACTATTTTATATGCTGGATACGTAACGTCATTTTCAGCTGTTACAAATACCTCAACTCGTTCACCAGAATTAACACCAGCGCCGTGTAAATCATATATATTAGCAACAGTTGTAATAAATACATTTTCGGTAGCACCACCTACTTTGTAAGATAACGACCTCATATCACCAGTACCTCCTGGTGCTGTATCCATCGTAAATTCTATATCATTCCCTGTTTCATCCCATCCAACCGTAACGTTTCCATCGGTGAATACTGGTCTTGTATCAACTGAATTACTAATTTGATAATAAAAGTTATCAACTCTAGCGTTACCTCGAGGAGTACTAACAATTACATTACCAGTAGCATCTATACCTAAATTATTAACAGTTGTACCAGTTGGTAATGTACCTATATTAAGTGTCCCACTAATTATTGTATTACCGTTAACGTGTAGTTTTTCTTGTGGTGTTATAGTAGCAATACCAAAATTACCATCAGCATTTATCTGTACTAAATCAGTAGAATTATTTCTAACTCTAAGTATTGGTCTAGTAGTAACACCACTCCAACTAACATTCCCTGGGTTACTTGAAACCCTACCTTGTAACATTATTAATGGGTTACCACCAGTATCAACTGTTGGGTCGATTACTGACTGTACATAAAAATTTGTTGATTCGTTTGTATTATTAAAAGACCTAAGTACTGGGTTAAATGACCCATCGGTTGATATTCCATTAGTGAATGCTAAATAATCAGTGCTATCTATCGTTCTAAACCTAGCAATATCTTCAAAACTACCAGTACCACCACTAGCAACAACGTCTAATCTATATAATGCATCACTTGTACCAATACCTACATTACCACTATCATAGAAAATACTTGAACCACTTTGTGTCCATAAATTATTAAATTGTGATAAATCAACTGTTACATTTGAAAGTCCACCTGAACGTGACAACTCTAATGTATCGGAATTCATTGTAGCTCCCGTTACGAAGTTATCTGATGATGATATCCCAGTTAAGTTGGACCCATTACCATATAGTGTTGTTGCTGAAATTGTGGTTGTGTGAATTGATGTTAATCCACTTAAACTACCCGTAACTCTTATCCCTTGTATGTTTGGTCCAAATCCCATAATGTTTTTTATTTATAAATATCTAATGTTTTAATTTGGGTACTGTTTACCAACACCACTATTATATAATTCTATTTCTTCAGTTGGTGTTAATACTCTATTCCACACACCAACCTCATCGATTATTGAATTTGAAAAGTTATTAACACCATCCCTAGAACCTATTGAAAATTTATTATTGTTAGATATAGAACCAGTTAGTGAATTGAATTCAACCACCTTAGTGTTAGAAGTGTTAATTTTAATTGTTAACCCATCTGATGTTTTACTGCCATCGTATGTGATAGAAATATTATAAAATTGTCCAGTTGATGTTGATGAATTGTCACGTACTGAAATAAGATTACCTGGTACGGTATTAACAAGTCTAAACCAAAAATACCCTTGGTAATAATATAGGTTATAACCAGGTGTTGTACCAACTGAAGCTTGTTTTGATATAAACGATTGTAGTGATGCTCCATTAAGTTTAACCCAAAGATTAAAACTAAATGGTGTCGTTCCATCAAAATTTAAGGTATCACCCATATTAACATAATCATTAACACCATCCAACGAGAAACCTTGGTTTATTATACCAGTACCATATGTGGCCCCATATGTTAATGTACCATCATTTGTTCCTATTG